ACCCGGCGGTCGGCCCGCCAGCCGGCGACGGCGACCGATGCGCTCGAGCGGTTCGGCGTCACGTCGACCGCAAAGCAAGGGATCCCGGCCAGGCTCGAGACCGGATCACGAGCTCGCTGCCACGCCGCCGGGTCGATCACCGGGCTGCCGCCGACCGTGCGCCGGTTCAGGTAGGCCCGGGCGAACTCGTCGGGCGGCAGGGCCGCATGGTCGGCTGCGATCACGTCCTCAGAAACCGTCGAGCCGAGTGCGGGCATGCAACGCCACCACGTCGCCGGGTCGTCGGGATCGTCGTCGTCGCCGGCACTCCACTCGAAGAAAGCGACGCCGCTGCGCTCGTCGGCCTCGACTCGAGCTCGGCCGTCGTCGATGCGATCGTGCCAGAACACGGACTCTTCGGTGCCCATCGTGCTCAGGATCCAGAGCTGCGCCGCCCGCCGGGTCAGCATCGCCGGCCGGAACGCCTGCACCAGCCGCTCGTCGCGCTGGGCGAACGCCTCGTCGATCACGCCGAGGTCGAGGGTCTGACCGTGCCCCGAGCTCTCGCCGCTGGCGGTGAACCCGATGCTCGAGCCGGTGCCGGCGAACAGCGTGCGCTCGGCGCCCGTCGAGCGGCGCACGGTCACGAGCTCGGCGAGCGGGCTGCTGGCGATCAGGCCGCATTGCTCTTCCCACTTGGCTCTCGAGTTGTTCCGATCCTGCGCGGCGTACAGCACGCGCTGGTCACGGCCCCAGGCGATGCAGCGGTCGAGCTCGATCACGAGCGTCAGGCTGGTTTTACCCTGCTGTCTGGGCACAGATACCCGCACCTCGCGGTAGGCCGGCACGCCGTTTACGAGCTCGCCGCCCACGTCTGCGACCTCACGCTGCCAGCCCATGAACGGGAAACCGAGCATGCGCGCCAGGCGCGCCAGGCGCGGACCGATGGTCTTGCGCTCAGGGCTGCGAGCTGTCGCCCACCTCGGCCTGCAGAGCCGCGAGGATGGCGTCGGCTGCGCTCGTGTCCTCGCCGGCACTGACACCGCGCAAGGATCGCAGAACGTCAGCCAGGCTGCGAGCGAGGCTGGCGGTCTGGGCCGGGTACCGCTGAGCGTCGACCGTATCGAGACACCAGGCCAGGTGACGAGCGAGTGCCACCTCGCCGGCGTCGACGGGCTCGAGCCGCCCGAGCTCGCGCAGAGCGGTCAGCGTGCGCTCGGTCCCGTCCTGGTTGCGCCGCCTGCTGATCACCATGCTCGCCTCTCGATCACGAGCCGCCGAGGTGTGAACCCGAATTGGAGTTGTGTGAGGTGCCCGACAGCCCCGGCGGCTCGAGCTCGAGGTTAGCCCTCGAGCTCTCGCCGGGCGTAGTAGCTCTCTGCGCTGGCAGCAGCGTTCGCCGCCCGGCACGCCGCGCAGGGCTGCTCGCCGTGGCGCAGGTGGCGCCGGTAGGCGCTCAGCGTGCCGCAGCCGGCCGACACCGGCCGGCCGGGCTTACCGGTGCGCGCACCGTGCCGGGCCCGCCAGCGTCGCTGATAGTCGGCCGTGCTCACGATGCCGCCGGCCCGGCGTACCAGCCGAGCCCGCCGCAGCTCGGGCAGCCCGCGAACGAGCTCGGGTAATCATGCCCGCACGCCTTGCACGTGCGATCGAGTACCCAATTGCTCCGCGTGATCACCTTGCGGCAGGTCTCGCACGTGGCGGCGATCCCGCTCGTGGTTTCGTCGCCCCCGATCCATTCGGCCGGACGCCGGCCGCAGAGTGTGAGCGCCTCGCTCTCGCGCATCAGGTGAATCGTGCCGCTCGGCAGCTGGGCGTACTGGTAGCTGTTCATCGGGTCGCCCCCAGCGGCCCGTAGCGCAGAGCGTCGGCGTTGAGCTCTTGCTGGTGCGTGATCGCATCGCGCACCGCCTCGACCACCGGCGTGAGCTCGTCGACCGCCAGCGCGTGACGCCGGTAGGCGTTGTCGCCGGCCGTGGTCGGGCTGACCTTGTGCATCGCCGCCTGGTGGCTGCGGATCGCCTTGAGCAGCTCGCTGCGCACTGCGTGCGCCTCGCTCATCGTCATCTCGAGTTTCATGCTGATCATTGTTCTGGTTCCTTTTCTGGTTGGTTGGTTGGTTGGCCGGCTCGGACTACCCGAGCGCGACCAGCGGCTCGGCCCACGGTGCAGGACCGTGAACCTTGGCGAACGGCACCCAGGTGCCGTCGCTCATCTCGTAAGCGGTCAGCGATGACCGCTCGATGACGCCCTGCGGCGTCTTGGTTCCGGCCGGCAAGGTGCCGGGCACGATGGCTGAGAAATCGAGCATGTCGATCCCCTTTCTGGGGCTGTTGCCCCGGTGGTTGGTGGTTGCTGTCTCGGCCATGCGCACACTATATGACATACTCGTAGAGCTGTCAAGGGACATTTTCGTAGAACGCAGGAAACCTGCGCGATCAGAGCTCGATCGGCCAGCGCACCAGCGTGCCGGCGGCCGTCACGCCGCGGGCCTCGAGCTCGCCGGCCGGCGTGCTCCCGAGCGCGACGAGCTCGCCGTCGTCGTCGGCCATCCAGCCGCCCTCGGAAGCGACGAACGCTGCCACCTGCGCCGCGCTCGAGAACACAATCTCGACGAGCTCGAGGTCATCGTCGCCGGGCCCGCTCACGCTTTCCTCATCTCAGCTCGGCGGCGTGCTAGCTCGGCTCGGATGCGGTCGCGCCGTGCGGCATGCTGGACGCATAGCGTGTCTCCCTCGGCGGCTGCGTGTCGGCATTGACGCATCGCGCCCAATCCAAAGGATTGACCGCCCTTGCCCATGATGCCTCGACTGACGCGAGGCTGGACTAGCTCAGCACAGCGCATCACGCCACCGCCTCGAGCTCGGCCGCCGGCGTCAGCCAGCGGGTGACCCGGCCGGTTGGCGAGGGCTCTGAGAGCAGCCGGCGCACGTTGGCGTCAGCGCCGAAAGCGAGGAACGTGCCGTCGGCGGTGTCGGCGCCCATCGCCTCGAGCGCGTAGCGGTAGCGCTTGGCCGAGTTCACCTTGCCGATGTGCACGTGCTTGCCCCGCGCCTTGGCCTCGGCGCAGATCGCAGCGGCGGCCGGGCCGAGTTTCCACTCGTCGGATCCGCCCACGAATACGGCGTCGAGCTCGTCCCAGGGCACCTCGAGGTTCTCGAGCCCGTCCTGAGCGACCAGAGCCACCTTGAAACCCATCGCCCGCACGCGCCCAGAATAGAGAGCGAAGAGCTCGAGGGTCGCTGCGGCGTCGCCGACCGGGATGCGGACGGGCTCGCCGGTCTTGTCGAGCTCGCCGGTCTCGACCCAGAGCAGCATGTCAGGGATCGCGACGAATCGGGCCGTGCGCGGCAGGGTGTCGACCCAGCCGAAGAACGCCTCGAGCGTCGGGTCGTCCCAGCGGCCGCCGTTCTTGGTCAGGGCGTAACCGCCATTGTCGACGCCGAACGCATCGAAGAGGTGCAGCTGGTCCTCGAGGTGGCTCTCGGGCTGCAGCAGCACGCCGACCTCGGGATGAGCGAGCAGGCGGGCCCGGGCGGCCGGTGCTGCGTTGGGGGTTGGTACTGCACCGGTGAGGTACATCAGACCGCACCGCCCTCGAGAGCGCGCCGCTCGTCGACCAGGGCGTCGAGCTCGTCGCCGAGCCGGCAGACCGAGCCATTGCGCAGCCGGGCAGCGTTCCACTGCAGCCGGCGCACGTTGAGGATCTGGGCGTCGAGCGCCTCGATCCGGCTCAGCTGCGCCTCGAGCTGGGCGATGCGGGCAGCCTGGCCGGCGTTCGGCCGGTGACCCATTCCGAACGCTGCGCTCTCGATGTTCTTGATCTGGTTCTTGATGTCTTGGCTGTTCATGCCCCCATTATATGACAATCCCGTAGAGCTGTCAAGGGACATTTCCGTAGAAAGCGTGAAGCGTGCAGAAAGAGCCCCCGGCCTGCACGTATTCAGCGCGATGCGCTGCTAACCATCTCAGTTGATAGTTACTGCACCTCGCTGCGGTCTCCCGCGCCGATCCTCGTCGCTTTCGCGGCTCTTCGCGCACGAAAAC